CCGTTCGCCGGCATGAAAGAAATTCTCCGGCGCTGGCAATGGCAACGCTCGATCGTCGGCGAGGGATGGACCGCGCGAGACGAATGGCGCCCCGGCCCGGCCGGCTGGCGCGGCCCGCCGGCGGCCTGACGATTGCGCTTGCAAAGGGACAATTTGTCCCCTAGGCCTTAGGCCTCGACCGGGCGACCTCGCCCACCTGACAAAGGGAACGACCATGAACGACACTCCGAAAACCTACGCGACCCGCTCGAACGCGCACCGCGCCGCCCGCGCCGCTTGCAAGCGCGCGCTCGGCGATCGCTTTTGCGCCTATGAAGGGCCGGACTATGAAATTCACCCGGACGCCGCGCCGTTCTCGATGGGATACCTCGGCGGCTATCGGTTCTATTTCCGGTTGCGCGGCCCGGCGCTCGACGCCTCGATCGAGGGGGCGCGCTAATGTTGCAGCTTCGCACCGTTAACCGCGCGCTCGCCGCCCGCGGGATCGCGCTCGAACTCGTCAAGGGCGAGGGGTATTTCTACGTCGCCGGCCCCGGCGCCGAGCGCCTTCGCGAAAGCATGATTTACGCTTATCGCCTAAACCAACTGACCCTCGATCAATGGTTCGAATACGTCGAGGGGTTCGCCGCGCAAATCGCCGCCGAGCGCGATCGGCTCCGGTCTGTTTATGACGAGCACGCCGCCGAGGCCCGCGCGTGCGGGTTCGAGGTCGAGACGTTCGCCGAATGGCTCGGCGAGGTCGACCCGCGCGAGGCCGCCGAGCTTCGCGTCGCTCGGGATTGGGAGCTAGGCGAATGAGCGCCCGGCTAACCCTTCGCCGGCTCTACGCGATCGAGGGCGCGCTTAGCGCCATGGTCGCCGGCGTCGAGGGCGAGGGCGACTGGCCCGAGGGCGTAACGGTCGAGGACCTCGACGGCGCGCACACTTGGGCGTGCGCGCAAATCAGCAAGAGAGAGGCCGCCAAATGAACGCCGCCGACGTCAAAGCCACCCGCCAGCGCGCCGGCCTGACGCAAGCCGGCCTCGCCGCGCTGCTCGGCCTCGCCGATCGGCGCACCGTGCGCCGATGGGAGCAAGGCGAAATTCCCGTCACCGGCCCGGCCGCGATCGTCCTCGCGATGCTCGACGCCGGCGAGCTTCCCGCCCGCTACCTCGACGCCGAGAAAATCTTTGCGGCGTCAAAAACGCTCGACTAGAAACGCGAGCGACCCGAGCTAGTCCAACCCGACAAGCTCCACTTAGGCCGGCCGCCCCCCACAAGCGCCGGCCTATTTTTTTGCCCGGCGCACGGTTCCGCACCGATCGGCATTTCGACACCGGCGCCGGCCGGCGTTATGGTCGGCCATGCCCGCCGCTCGCCAGCGCCCCCAAAGGGACACGCGAACCGAGCGGGACAATTCCGGCGACGGTTCGCGGGTTTCACCCGCGGTTATCCCGGCCGGTCCCGAAAGGACCGTCGCCGATGCCCGCAAGCCCCGCTCGACAACCTGACAACCGGCGGGACCTCTCGCGCGTCGTCAAGACTGGCGAGCAATCGGCGAGCGATCCTTTTGAATTTGTCATGGCAAGCGACGACGTCGACCGCGCCGGCGACATTATCGAGATAGGCGGGATCGAGCTTGCCGACTTCAAGCGCAACCCTATTGCGCTTTGGAATCACGATAGCGCGGCGCCTATCGGCGTATGGGCCGACGTTCGCCAAGTCGCCGGGCAATTGCGCGGCCGGCTCGAACTCGCCGCCAAAGGCACAAGCGCGCTCGTCGATCGTATCCGCCAGCTAATCGAGCAACGGATTATTCGCGCCGTCTCGGTCGGTTTCCTCCCGCTCGAATACAGCGAGCTAAAGGAAACCGGCGGCCTGAGGTTCACGGCAACCGAACTGCTAGAGTGTTCGCTCGTCTCGGTCCCGATGAACGCCAACGCCCTTCGCATTAAGGGCCTTGCGCCCGATCCCCTCGACCCCCTGATTTTCCGCGACCCCTCGCGTTCCGCACCGGCCCCCTTGCGCGCCGGGAACCCGAGCGGCGCCTCACCCCGCGCGCCGACCCGCTCGGCCCCTCCCGGCTTAGGAACCCGGACCATGCAACCGACCCCCATTTCGCAGAAAATCGTGCAGCTACAGGCCCGCGCCGTCGCGATCGACGACGAGCTTTCGACCATTCAACTCGCCGCCGAGGGCGAGAATAACCGCGCCTTTACCGAGGACGAAACCGCGCAAATCGCCAGCCTCGGCGATGAAAAGGACGACGTCGTTCGGTCGATCAACGCGAACGTCGCGATCGAGCGCGCGCTCGCCGTGCGCGCCGTGCCGGCCTCGCAACTGCCGGCGACCGTCCCGGCGACGCCGAAAACCGAAAAGGCCGGCGACCTTATCGTCAAAATGGCCGCGGCCTTTGCGCTCGCCCATCAAACCCGGCGCTCGGTCGATCAAGTTTGCGGCGACCTGTATCGCGACGACGAGCGGGTAAAGGCCGGGATTGACTGGCTGGCAAAGTCGGCGACCGATATCGCCACGACCGGCCGCCCCGGTTGGGCCGCCGAGCTAGTGCAGCAAGGCACCGGGCAATTTCTCGCCGAAATTCTCGACGTCTCGGTTTACAACGCCTTGTCGTCGCGCGGGACAACGCTGGAGTTCGGCAACAACGGGTCGCTCGTCGTGCCGCGCCGGGCGCAACGCGGGACGCTTGCCGGCGCGTTCGTCGGCGAGACTGGCGTTATCCCGGTCAAGCAAGGCCAACTGGCGACCGACCTGTTCGAGCGCTACAAACTCGCCGTTATTTCGACGTTCTCGAAGGAACTCGAAAACCTTTCGGCGCCGGCGATCGAGCGCGTTATTCGCGAAAGCATTTCGAACGACACGACCGAGCTTATCGACGCCAAGCTACTCTCGAACCTCGCGCAACGGCCCGGCGTGCGCCCGGCTGGCCTGTTGTTCGGCGTCGCCGCGACCGCAAGCTCGGGCAACACGCCGGCCAATATCAACACGGACGTTAAGGCCTTGCTCGGCGGCCTCGACCAACGGCGCAACGTCGTGGTTATCATGCACCCCGACCGCGCGCTCGGCCTGTCGCTACTGACGACCGCAACCGGCGATTACATTTACAAGAGCGACGTCGAGGGCGGAAAGTTTTTCGGGTCGCTTATCGTAAGCGAAAACGTCCCGAACAATTCCGTTATCGCGATCGACGCGGCCGACTTTGCCACCGGCAACGGCACCCCGGCGTTTGACCTGTCGGACACCGCGACCCTTACCATGGCCAACGCCGACGCGACCCCGCCGACGCAAGCGGTCAAGGCCGACGGCACGCTCGATATCGCCGAGGAAGTCGACGTAGGGGCCGGCATTTCCGTGCACGGCGGCCCGGCTGGCGCCGGGACGGCCGGGTTCGAGGCCGTGTCAATGTTCCAAACTTGGTCGACCGCGCTCCGCATGGTTCTCCCGATTAGCTGGGGAATGATGCGGCCCGGCTCGGTCTCGGCGCTTTCGGGCGTGAATTGGTAGCAACTGCGGCAAGCCCGGTCGGACGCGATCAGGGTCGCCAATGGCAACGGGCCGGGAGCTTGCGGGCGCCCGGCCCCGCGCCGCAACTCAGAAAGGCAAGCGCGATGGGCCGGCTAGTTTGGGCGTTCGAACCCCTCGACGAATTGAACGGCGAAACCGGGTTCGTCGACCTCGCCGACGAGGACCTAGCGGCGAGGCTCGTCGAGGCCGGCAAAGTGCAATGCGGTTGGGCGCCCGAGGGCGGCACGCTTAAGCATATCGACGGCGGCAAGGTCGCCGCATACGGGACGCGCCAGCTAAAGGCCGGCGAGGGCGCCCCGCGCCCGGCGCCAGACAAGCGCCCTGAGAGGCCGCCACAGCGCGAACCCGAGGCCAAGCCACCCGAGGACCCGGCCAAGCCGGAAAGGCCGCCAGCGCCGGCGAGCGGCGACGACGCGGCCAAGAAACGCGGCCGGCCCCCAAAGCAACCGACGCCGGGCAAGTAGCATGGCCGAGCGCGGGTTTCTGGCGCGCCTGTTTTCGCCGATCGGGAAGGGCCTTGTCCCGGTTCCCGGCGCCGGCGGCCCGATCAATCCGACGAGCGAGGGCGCCATTCCGATCGGCTGGCCTGTCAATTACTGGCAGCGCAATATGCGCCCCGGCGGCGGCGGCGAAAGCGCCACCGTCAACGCGTGCGCCAACGCCTACGCGCAAACGATCGCGCAATTGCCCGGCGGCCATTTCGAGCAAGTCGACGGCGGCGAGCCTAAGCGGATAACGTCGAGCGCGCTCGCGCGCCGGTTGCGCTCGCCGAACGCCTACCAAACCCGATCCGATTTTATGCTCAACCTCGTCGTCGACCTGATGTTTGCCGGCAACGCTTACGCGTTCGCCGAGCGCAACGATCGGCAGGAGGTCGAGGCGTTGCACCTGATGCCGTCGCGCTCGACCGCGCCCTATATCGAGCCGGAAACCCGGTCGATTTTCTACGCCCTCGGCGCCAACCCGGCGGCCGGGCAAATAGATTACCTCGTGCCGGCGCGCGATGTTCTGCACGTTCGCGGGCGCACCCGCCCCGGCGAGCCGTTGCGCGGCGTCTCGCCGCTCGAATGGGCGGCCATGGCGCAAGCGGCGAACGTCGCCATAAGCGCCAACCAAGCGCACTTTTTCGGCAACGCCTCGCAACCCTCGGGCGTCCTCTCGACCGAGCAAAAGCTAACCAAAGAGCAAATGGACCGGCTTCGCGAGGCGTGGCGCGAGCACGCGATCGGCGTCGCGGCCGGCGACGTCCCGGTTTTGGGTATGGGGATCAAGTGGCAACCGATGGGCATAACGGCGCAAGATGCCGAGCTAGTCGAGGCCTTCGGAATGACGGTCGCCGACATTGCCCGCGCGTTCGGCGTGCCGCTCCCGATTATCGGCGACCTCTCGAACGCGACGTTTAACAACGTCGAGCAACTAATCGCGCTTTGGCTGTCGACCGGCCTCGGCTTTTGGGTCGAGCATATCGAGATTGCGTTCGATAAATTCTTTGGTCTGCCGGCCGGGCAATACGTCGAGCTTGATACCGACACCCTTTTGCGCACGGCGTTTAAGGATCGTATCGACGGCCTGACGAAAGCCATTTCGGGCGGCCTCTATTCGCCCAACGAGGCGCGCCGCAAAGAGGGCCTCGGCGAGGTCGAGTTCGGCGACGAGCCGCGCGTTCAAGCGCAAGTCGTGCCACTGTCGCAAATCGACAAAACACCCCCGGCGCCGAGCGCGCCGGCGGCCGGCGATCCCAACGCGCCGCCGGCGCTCCCGCCCCCCGATGGAACGCCGCCGGTCGCCGCGCCCGAGGTCGAGGCGGCCAAGGCGCTTGTCGCGCCGATCCTCGACCGGCTCGA